CGCAGTAGCTGTGCGGCATTTTGTACTAACAATACCCATGAATATTTCCGAACCACCTTGCGCTTGTATCTCTGCCATCTTAGCAGGTGGGTATTCCATGTTTCTGGCACGGGCTGTTTCGGTCAGCCGGTCTTCAATTTCTTCTTGCTTGTGGTCTCGCATAACAACCCAGCGTTTATGAACGTGAGATGCTAATCCTACTATAAGGGGTTTTAATTGCTTTTTTTCATTTTTCTTGAGTGCTTCTTTTTCTAACTTTGATGCACTTGCTACTGGAATAATGTTTACAGCCATACTTTAATCTCCTATGTCCAACCACCTGCAGATACAGATACCACTTCTCTGCGTTCGTTGGCAACTGTCATGCTACCGAATACTTCTCCCCCATCAGCGTGTAAGCATATGTACTGAAACGCATCTGCAATATCAGACCATGGGTGTGACTTCTCTGGTTTCTCATCTTTAACGCCTTTGGTATTTATCTTGTACCTGTACTTGCCGGCAAGAGCTTTTACCAACTGGCTTCCAGAGTTAGGGTCTACTACTAGACCAAATTTACCATCAACTACTCTAGTCAAAAATTTCTCTACAGCCGCTATTCTAGCAGCAATCGAGTTCGTTCGAGCAGGTTTTAATACAAAACCTTCGTTCTTGTAAATATCAGCGACGGTACGCTCATCTGTCTGTACGCGCTGGAACGCAGCTGGGTCAATTATAACAAGAGCTCTTCGCCCAGGGAACTTATTTGTCAATAATGGCTTTAACCTTTCTCTAACGAACCGTAGCGCGCCCATGCCGTCGGACGTTATCGCCTCATATATCACCAGTCGACCGTCGTATATAGTCTCACCTATCACCGCAGCGGGCGTAAGCCCAGCATCAATACCGATTAATAACGGTGCGTCATTAAACATAGGCTTTAGTTCTTCATCTGCTACGTGGTTGGAACGGTCAAACGAACGAAACACTGGCTGCCCTGACAGGGACTTACCAAATTTAGCATGGATATACACATCCACCCAGTCTTCTGTCTTACCATGAGCTAAGTTATCATAGTAGTCATCCGGCAAAAATTGTGTCCAGTCCGCTTCCGGGGCTAGCCCTGACGGTTGTATCGTCACATGACAGTTCTCAGGCGGTTTATTCAGTATATCTTCCCAGAACGTATCCTGGTCTGGCGGGTTAGTCATCCCCCACAGATGGGCATTTGAATCACCATCATCCGTTTTACAGCCTACTTTGTTCATCATTTTGTCAGGATAACGACCTAAACGACCTTGTGCTGCGTTGAAAATGTCGGGGTGTATCTCTCTAAACTCGTCGAAGATGAAGAAGCTAGCCTGAAGAGATAACAGACGACGGACGTCGTTCGCATCATCAAGCCCCCTGAAGAGAACTTCGCATTCGATGTCTCCAACCTTTATCACGAACTTATACTCTGTCTTAAGGAACGAACCCATTATCCCTTCGGGTATCCATTTCATGAAGTCTGGTATAGATGTATCACGTAACTGCTCACGCGTGTTACGTACCCAGATAG